TAACCAAGGTAAAGGTATACGTGTGTTCAAGTATGCACATGGTCGTAGGTATCTTACCAACGTGGCTAAAGAACCTGATGTGGAGGAAATAACTAACTGGTGACGCATTGGGAATATCATAAAGACTTTGACAAGAAAAATAACTTTGGATTTGTATATAGAATAACCAACAAAAAAACTAAAAAAGCCTACATTGGTTGTAAACAATATTATATAACACGTAAAGGTAAGAAGGTAGAATCTAACTGGCGTACATACACAGGCTCTAGTAAATACTTAAATGAAGATATTAAGAAACTTGGTAAAAAACATTTTCGTTTTCAAGTCATTGGTCAATACAAAAATAAGAGGAGCCTTCGATACTATGAGTGTTACTTTCAAATGATATATAAAGTTCTTACAGCAAAGCTAGAGGGAACAGATGAACCCGCCTACTACAATAACTATGTGGGCGGGAAATTTTATCGTCCTGTTCAGGAGGTTGAAGATGAGTGATATACTTGATTTTGATAGCCTCTACGACCTAACACAAAAAGACCCAGATAGAACTCTTAACTTAGCTATTATACTTCAAGCTTTGTTGGATATGAGTAAACCAAAAGAACCTAATGAAACTAATGAGACTGCTCTTCAAAGAGATCAGGCATCGGCATGGGTGTTTGCCTCTGTTGGTGTAACTTGTGAGAACTTTGAAAGCACCTGTCATCTGGCTGGACTAGAACCAGATACAGTTAGAGACTTTGCAATTAAAGCTGTAACATCGGAGAACGTAAATGAAATCAGAAGAAAGCTTAACTCTTTCCTATGACGAAGCTAACTATCCAAAAGGAGAACGCAGCTATGATTACTATCTTAGACGCATGAAAGAAGAAAGAGCATTAAAACAACAAGTAGGAGGAGAACACTACAAGGGATGTAAGATACAACCAGTTGAATATATTCATGCCAATGGGCTTGACTATCTGGAGGGTAATGTGATAAAATATATTACTCGCCACCGAACTAAGGGAGAGGGGAGAAAGGATATAGAGAAAGCAATCCACTATGCCCAACTCATATTGGAAATGGAATACGACAATTAGAAAGGGAACAAAGCTATGCCACAATTTCGTTCTAACGAAAACCCTATGTTTCGCTCTAAGTTTAGCGAAGACATATTCAAACACAAGTACGCCCATCATGGGTGTGAGACATGGGACGCTCTAGCCATTACGCTGGTAGACGATGTATGTCAGGACTACCTACCAAAGGATGACAAAGATGAACTGAAACGTATTATCACCGACTTAAAGTTTATTCCCGGTGGTCGTTATCTTTATTATGCTGGCCGTGAGAATAAGTTCTTTAATAACTGTTATCTCTTACGTGCAGAGGAGGACACCAGAGAAGATTGGGCAGATGTATCTTGGAAGTCTGAGTCCTGCCTCATGACAGGTGGTGGTATTGGTATTGACTACTCTGTTTACCGTGAGGAGGGCCGGATACTACAAGGCACTGGTGGTCTTGCCTCTGGTCCTATACCAAAGATGCAGATGATCAATGAGATTGGTAGGCGTGTTATGCAGGGTGGTAGTCGTAGGTCTGCCATCTATGCCAGCCTCAACTGGAAACATGCTGATGTAGAGAAGTTTCTTGTTAGCAAGAACTGGTATGACATGCCCGTAGGTGAGACAGGTTTCACCATTGGTCAGGTCAAAGAACAAGACTTTAATTTTAATGCTCCGCTGGATATGACAAACATCAGTGTTAACTACGATACTGAATGGTTACTTAACTATTGGAAGACAGGAGATACAGGAGATGTCTTTAGGACTAATGTACGTCAGGCTCTTAGAAGTGCAGAACCGGGGTTCTCGTTCAATTTCTTTGAGAAGGAGAAGGAGACGTTACGCAACGCTTGCACGGAGGTTACATCTGAAGATGATAGCGATGTGTGCAATCTTGGTTCTATTAATATGGGGCGCATTGACGATCTAAAAGAGTTTGCAGATGTGGTGGAGCTTGCTACCAAGTTCTTATTATGCGGCACACTCAGGGCCAAGCTGCCATATGAAAAGGTTTACCAGACCAGAGAGAAGAACCGTAGGCTGGGACTTGGCCTAATGGGTATGCATGAATGGCTTATCAAGGGAGGACAAAAGTATGAAGTTACCGAAGGGCTTCACAAATGGTTGTCGGTATATAAAGGAGTTAGTGATCACGTTAGCACTACCTTTGCTGATACCCTTAACTGTAGTACTCCTGTCGCTAATAGAGCCATTGCTCCGACAGGTTCTATTGGGATTCTAGCTGGCACCTCTACAGGCGTTGAGCCTATCTTTGCAGTTGCCTACAAGCGCAGGTATCTCAAGGGTGGTAATCGCTGGCACTATCAGTACGTAGTAGACAGTGCAGCACAAGAGATCATTGATCTGTATGGCATTGATCCTAACAAGATTGAGTCTGCTCTTGATCTTGCAGAAGACTACAAGAGGCGCATGAAGTTCCAAGCAGATGTTCAAGACTATGTTGACATGTCTATCAGCAGTACGATTAACCTACCCAAGTGGGGGAGCAAGCTTAACAATGAAGATACAGTTGATGAGTTTACTGATACTCTTGCTTCTTACGCTCACAGGTTGCGTGGCTTCACCGTGTATCCTGATGGATGTAGGGGAGGACAACCTCTTTCTTCAGTGCCGTATTCTGAGGCTGTAGAGAAGCTTGGTGAGGAGTTTGAAGAAGGGCTTGAGACACATGACATCTGTGACATCACCGGACATGGTGGCAGTTGTGGTGTGTAAAAACCTTTGCAAGCTAGATAAAAATGGTCTCTACTGCGTTGGTTGTGGTAGGAGCATAGAAGAAATAATACAGAAAGGAAAGGACTATGGCAAGAGATTACAAAAGAGAGAATAGAGTTACAAAAAGCAAACCTAAAAATATTAAAAAGCGTGTTCTTAGAAACAAAGCAAGGAGAATGTTAGAACGTGCAGGTCTTGTTAAGAAAGGAGATGGAAAACACGTTGATCATAAAAAACCTTTAAGTAAAGGTGGATCAAATAAACGTAGTAATTTAACTGTAAAGAGTGCTAAGAAAAATAGCTCGTTTGCAAGAAACTCTGATGGATCAATAAAAAGAAAGAAAAAGAAAAAAAGTTCTTGACAAAATAACTAAGACATAGTATAATATATGTGTGATGCCAATAATGGGTCACGTAATATCAACTTGCTATAAGGAGAAATGATATGAGTGTACATGCAAGTCTAAATAGTAACCATCCGTTCTTTTCTAATTTTTCTAACTGGGCGATTGGTCATGATAAACTATTTAATGAAATGGTTCGCATAGTTGACAATGTTCCATACCCAAGTGCAGGTTCTTATCCACCGCACAACTTAATCAAAGATGGAGATGGGCAGTACACTATTGAGTTAGCCACTGCTGGATTCAACAAAGAAGAGTTGGAAGTTAAAACAGAGTCCGACAAGCTAACCATTAGCGGCAAGAAACTTAAAGAGGAAGACGATAAGAAGATCGTACATAAAGGCATAGCGAGACGACCCTTCTCAAAGTCTTTTATTCTTGCCGAAGACGTGGTTGTGAATGATGCTTCTTTCAGTGATGGGATGCTTACCATCAATCTTCAAAAGGTAATACCTGAAGAGAAAAAAGAAAAAGTTTACAGCCTGTAACTAAACTTGGGGGAGTAAGTAGTGTTTGCTCCCCCATTTTATATAAGGATAACATATGAATATGTATGAACAATTAATGGACTCAAAGATTAATCCATTACGAGCCTTGCCACCCGCACAGCGTTTACAAACTATGATTGTGCTTAGTGTTATGTGGTCAACAATTTTCTGTGCAGCAACAACATCATGGATATGGTACGGTGAGCTAGTCATTGGTCATGTCCTATTTCTTCTTGGGATTGTTTTTACAGCCTTTATATTTAAGTCTGCATCAGATAAAAATTAGGAGATAGAATGAGAAAGTCACCCAACACAGTTTACATTGGCTATGATCCTAGGGAGGATGTAGCTTATGAGGTATTGAAGTTTACTATAGAACGTATCTCTGTTGACAATGTAGACATCAAGCCAATACGAAAAGATATTGTGGAACGTATGGGTTTATATAATCGTAAGCATACTGTCAAAGATGGGCAGATGATTGATGATATAGATGGTAAGCCGTTCTCTACTGACTTTAGCTTTACACGTTTTCTTGTCCCTGCTTTAAACATGTATCAGGGTTGGGCATTGTACATGGACTGCGACATGTATCTTCGCACTGACATCAACGACTTATTTGAAGAATATAATATAGATTACTATCCATTATATTGTGTCAAACACAAGTATGAACCAACTGAAGAGTTCAAGATGGATGGCCGTAAGCAAGAGTCCTATCGCCGCAAAAACTGGTCAAGCCTTATCCTTTGGAACTGTGGTCATGAGCTTAACAGGAGACTAAATCCTATTGATGTTAACACACAACCGGGATCTTGGCTGCATGGCTTTGAGTGGTTGCCTGATAAAGAAGGTGACATAGGAACTATACATCAAGAATGGAACTGGCTTGACGGCCACTCACCAGAGGAGATAGAAGCAAAGAATGTACACTTTACTACAGGAGGACCGTGGTTCAAAGAGTGGAAATGTTCCAGAGAGATTGATGGAAGATATGCCGCTGAGTGGAATGGAGACTACACCTACCTTGCCGGAAAAGGAATTATTAAACCATATGACATATAAAATTGTAACATGCTTTGATGAGAAGAAGCTAAAAAAGAATGGCTTCAAACTTCTCAATGAGTTCAAAGACAACTGGCAACCCAACATAGAATTTCACTGTTACTACTATAATCTTGATATTAGTAACTACTCTCTGCCTGAAGCCAAGAATATTTACTACCACAATTTAGAAGATATTGAAGAGTACAATACTTTTGTAAAAGAAAACCAAGACCACGATGGCACTGAAGATGGTGTGGTGCAGTATACAGAACTGCTTGATGCACTGTCATCAGGACCAGAGGTCTTTGCTATTACAGAGTGTGGCTTCAACAATCAGGGTTGTTGGTTGTTGTGGCTTGACCCTATGTGCGCCACTGTGAAGGACATCAGATCATCCACACTAGATTATTATTTCCCTGATCCTAAGTATTCTGTAGACTTTATATACACGCCAGAGACATCCTATCTCATGGCGTTTAACTTATCTCGTCAGACTGCTGTAGATATCATGGGTGATTGGCGTGGCTCTTACATGTCAGGTGAGTTTACCAACTACCGTGAGTGGACCGCTGCATTTATTCTTAGTAGACTTGTTACGATCTATACCGCACATGGTATGACTGTTCATGAGTTTGTTGGCATGGAGAACTTGGTTGTTAATATCAACGACAAAAACTCTGTGAATGTCAGAGACAGTTCAGGTAAAAGGGTTATTGGTTTGTCTGATACAGAGACTACACCTGATATTCTTCCCGGCAGATACAAGCAGCTTGCAGATACTATTCGTTTTTATAAACCAAGCACTATTTTGGAAACAGGGACATGGAATGGTGGCCGTGCTATAGAGATGGCTCTTGCCGCCTTTGATAGAACGGATACAGTCCACTACATTGGATATGATTTATTTGAAGATGCAACGGTAGAGACAGACAAAGAAGAGTTCAACGCCAAACCTCACAATACTAGGAAAGCAGTAGAGAAAAGGTTTGACGAGTTTGCTGAACACATGAGCAAAGAGAAAGGCAAACAATTTACTTACGAGTTATACAAAGGTAACGTCAGAGATACTCTACGTCCTATCTTTATGGAGGAGGTAGACTTTGCATTGATGGGTAGCGGCAACAGTATTGAAACTGTAAAGCATGAATACGACATACTCAAAACTGTTCCTGTTGTTATGGGTGATCACTTCTTTACCAAAGACGACGATGACAAAACACCTGATGATAAATATCAGGGTATGAAAAATCTTTTTGATTCTATTGCTACTAAGAAAGTCAACGAGGAGAAAACAACAGAGGATGGCTGGACATCTTTTGATGAGAAAGCTGTGGTGCGTAAACATGTACTACCCTCTGATGACAAAGTGTTAGATGGTGGCCGCACACATCTTGTTGTATTTATTCACGACGAGAAGCTGCCTGATATTCCTGCTGAACTAAAGCAGGTTCCTATAGTTGTTCATCCCAGAGACTCAGTGCCAAAAGAGTACATACGCAACAACATCAAAACAAATCTAAACCACATTGGTAAAGATAGGTGGGTTCAGAAACACCCAGCACACAAAGATAAAGCTGCTATTATATCTGCTGGTCCTTATCTTGACTATGAAAATCTTAAAGAGTTTATAACATCTAATCCTGACTGTAAAATTCTTGCAGTTAAACACGCATTGCCGGGATTAATTAAAAATGGTATAACTCCGTGGGCGTGTATTGTTCTTGACCCCAGACCTATCACTGGTAAAAGCACACACAATATTACACGTAAAGATTTGTTCAAAGACTTCAACCCTGACATGAAGTTCTTTGTTGCATCCATGACAGATCCCTCTGTTACAGAACATCTTATAGAACGTAATGCAACTATATGGGGCTGGCATGCTTTTACTGATTCACTGCGTGAGGAGGATGAGCAAGGTAAAACTATTGAGAACCAGCAGGTTAAACTAAGTCAGGAGCTTGGTATACCACAGGGTGCTACACTTATCACTGGTGGTACATGCGCTGCTATGCGTGGTATAGGTATGCTGCATACGATGGGCTTCAGAGACATACATCTATTTGGTTTTGACTGTTGCAGGGATGAACCTACTGATGAGGAGAAGACAGAGACTACTGGTGAT